CTGCGGGGTACACATTCACGTTAGATTCACGAAAAACGTGAAAATTCTTTTGACGAGGCCGTCAGATATGAGTTATAAACTGAGCACGTCAGGATAAGTTTTCATCTTTGAAGGTGATCACGCCTAGCGCCCGCCCAGGAGGGGCCAACTGGCACCGCTAGTAACTTGAAGTGGGAATCAAGCTAGAACGTCGACGTTTCTTTTTCAAGGGTTGCCATTGGCAACCCTTTTTTATAGCCAGTTTGGCTTGTCGCCATCGTAAGTTGTTGGTTTCACCACGAATCTGTTTTTTTCGACGAGCTGTTGGAAAAATTCGTGCGTATGAAACTCGTCAACTCCTGCGCCACAGAGTTGATAAACTGAATTTGCCACAATATCAGCTAACTGTATGCCATCTTGGCTTCTGCTATCGTGAAATGACATAGATACGGGTACACCGTAAACTTCGCCCAGTTTCCGCTCCAGATCCTTCTGAATACACGACAATTCGTGTTTGGAGTATCTGCCGCTATCGGGGAAAATGTTAACGCGACTTGCTTCCTTTTTATCAAAGGACGCGCATGCTTCGCCAAGCATTCTATGATAAATTGAACGCTCACCTAGTGCTTTAATCGCCCATCTGCCTAGATCAGTAGAGTTTGCACTTGTTACGATCACAGAGCTATTTTCGATTTCTTCCGAAAGAATATCAAAGAAGGTTTTTCTGTGACTATCCTGCAGTAGCCCGCCCTTTATTTCTCCTTTTGCCTTCGTGATTTTGCGAAATTTTTTCAATACGTTTGTTGCGTCGCGAGTATTTATCGCAATCGCAGACACGAGAAAAGTATGTTTGTCAGCAACATCACATCCGCCACTTTCATCGCAAAATATCTGCATTTTTAGACTGCCAATTCACCAAGCCGGCATAAGTCTTGATGTACACATCGTTGAGCGTCAAGCAATGGTTTGCTGCAACGCTTCAACATCTAGATATTGTGCGTAACATCTTGGGGCAAATGTGGATAACGGGGAGGGATCACTTAACTGGTTCCGGCGTATGTTATGGCGCACCGCGTTCAACAAGCTCCGTGCTTTTTTTATTTGTCCATTAACACCACATTTATCGAGACATTCCATCCTTCCTTTTGCGCCGCTCACCACGGCTACCAACCAAACACGAGGAGACTGTATGTCCCATGACAGACAGGGCGCGAGTGCGCCTAATTTTACGCCGGGGCCTTGGCAAGCAACACAGGACAGGCACCTGGGCCTGTTTGTTTGCTCCAAGCATAACCATGACAATCAGATTTGCGAAATATCAACGCACAATGGTGCAGACGCTCGTCTAATCTCTGCATGTCCGGACCTGTATGAAGCGTTGGAAGATGCGCTCGAAAAGATGTGGTCGTTTGGCTTTCGCGAAGATGAATTACAGCCCATTCGCTCAGCCCTCGCAAAAGCACGAGGTGAGGCATGAGCAAGATCAAGACAGGCGGGCCAGCTTATCCGCTCGCCGTTGAGACGGGGCCGGATTTCTACGGGCGCAAGTCTCACAAGGTCGAGCAAGGCATGACGCTGCGCGATTACTTCGCCGCGAAAGCGATGAGCGCCCTACAGCAACGCGGATTTCAGATGTTTGAGAAGAACGAAGAAGACTTGCCTGACAAGAGCATTGCCCGCGAGGCATATGCACTCGCCGACGCCATGCTTGCGGCAAGAGGACACTAGATGAAGCTTTCACACGCAGAACTCCTGCGTCGCGCGGAGGCGGACCGCGAGCACGGCACGCTGGTTAAGGCTGCCGCTGCGCTCGGCATTAAGAAGTCGGCATTCCACGAGAGCATCAAGCGAGCGGCGGAGATGGGGCTGTTGGGGCCGTCGGCTACGCTTCCAGGCTATGCGATCAAAAGCCTGACCGAGACGCCGAACGGCACTTACATGCGCCAGACGAAAGAGGCTGGCGCTGTTTATGAGCCAACGGCAGGTCTTGCTATCAAAGGCAAGACGACGCTCGTTAATGCCGAAGGCAGGGTTATCACGCAGCACATTATGGAGCGGGCGGATGTGCAACAGCAACGCGCCATTTTGGACGCAACTGTTGCAGCGTTGTCTGAAAAACTGCCACGCGTCACTATCATGCCGGCTCCGCGCGGCACTAATGCCGGCCTTCTCAATTTCTTCTGCTTGACGGACGCACATTTCGGGATGCTGGCATGGCGTGAAGAAACTGGTGCCGACTACGATATCGAGATTGCAGAGCAGCTTGTTACGGACTGGTTCGCTGCCGCGATTGATCTTGCGCCAGATGCGCACACCGCCGTTTTGGCGCAACTCGGTGACCTTGCCCATTACGACAGCATGGAAACGGTCACGCCTGCCAGTAAGCACGTGTTGGATTCGGACTCACGACTGCAGAAGATAATTCGCGTCATCATTCGGACCGTTCGGCGTGTCATCGACATGCTGCTGCAAAAACATCAGCACGTGCACATCATTATGGCGCAGGGCAACCACGACCCGGCCTCCTCGGCATGGCTTCGAGAAATGCTTGCAGCGATGTACGAAACCGAGCCCCGCATCACCGTCGATAACTCGCCCAGCCTTTATTACGCCTACGAGTGGGGCAAGACAGCGATCTTTGCGCATCACGGTCATAAGCGCGGCGTCAATAACGTCGATGCGACGCTCGCTGGCATGTTCCGCGAAATGTATGGACGGAGCAAATATGCCTATGCGCACATCGGCCATTTGCATTCGGACGAAGGGCGCAAGTCTGGTCTGATGTATGTCGAGCGCCACGAGACGCTGGCGGCGCCAGACGCATATGCTGCCGGCGGAGGTTGGCTGTCAGGCAGATCGGCGAAGGTCATCACGTACTCAAAGCTGTACGGCGAAGTTTCACGCCTGACGCTCAGGCCTGAAATGGTCCAAGGCGCTGCGCGTATGCCGGTGGCCGCGAATGATAACGTGGCGAGCGAGAGGAGGGTGGCTTGATTATCCTTGTTTCCGCCCTCACGGTTATCGGTGGGCTAGTTGTTCTGGTATTTCTCGCCGGGTTCGTGAAGGAGCTCTATCGCGCCATTCTCAACAGTCATCGCGTTGCAACAGTGGCTGTGCGTACATCGCAACGGCGAAGACGGCCTAACTGGCGTGAGTGGTGGTTTGCGTTCAAGAACGACATTTTCAGCGGATACACTGAGCTCCAAATCGGATGGATTGGCATACCACACGATCATTCAGCGCCCTTGCGCAATCGCCTTCCGCGATACTAACCAACCCGCGCCGCCCACCAAGCGGCGCTTTCACCACAAACACGAGGAGATAAATATGGAGCTACATCAGCTTTACGGCGTTCATCGGCCGGGCGACGAATGGCAGGAAGAAGACCGCGCTGCGCGAGAGGCTGTTGAAGGACGGCAGATGAGGGCGGGCGGCAAGGTTATAAGTCACCTGCCAAAACCTTATAACGACAATTGGCCAGTAGACAAACAACCGGCAGGCAAGCCGCTCGTCATCATCGAAAGCCCTTACAGCGGCGACGTGGAGCGCAATACCGAATATGCGCGCGCTTGCCTTCTAGATAGCTTGCGGCGAGGCGAAGCACCGATTGCGAGCCACTTGCTGCATACGCAGGTGTTGGACGACTTGCGGCCTGATGAACGTGAACTCGGCATTGAGGTTGGCCTTGCATGGTATCGCGTGGCGGAGAAATGCGTTGTCTATGAAGACTTCGGTATGAGTCGAGGCATGGCGGAAGGAACGGCGCGAGCGCGTAGCCATGGTGTGCCGGTCGAGTATCGTCGGCTAGAGGTTTGGAGGAATGCGGCGTGATTGACGATGATATCGCGGCAATGAGCCTCGAAGAGCATATTGAAGAGCGTGTGAACGCAGCTATTCTCGCAGAGCGTCAGCGTTGCGCGGATGTGGCAATCCAACACTTCCAAGGAATTGAATACACCTGTGCTCAGCGTGCCGCTGGAGCAACGATTTACGCCGCCATCCTCGCAGGAGAAGCCGCATGACCCACTTCCACGTAGGCCAGCAGGTCGTCTGCATCGACGCCAAGGTCGGCTTTGAGCAGTTCATCGAGATCAAGGAAGGCGAGATTTATGAAATCGCCTGGATCGGCCCGTTCGACCATTACACGCAGGGCAACTTCATTGGCGTTCGCCTCAAAGGCGTTGATCGGGGCGTCTGCCCTCAGTTCGGTTATGACAATCCGCCGTTCGCCGCGCGTCGATTTCGTCCGCTTGTTCGGGACAAGCTGTCATCAGTTCGCGGACTGCTTGCAGGCGGGCCAGTAACTGAGAAGTTCGAAGAGCCGAAGCGGAAAGTAAGGGAAGAAGTCTAATGGTGCCCGACGCACGAATTGACCGTGAGATGGCTGAATGGGGGCGCGTAGGCGCAGCCATAGAAGGCCAGCCTGTCTATGACCCGCGTGCCGTCACCTCCGACGGCGGCAGCACGAGCTACTATGAGCTACCGCCACAAGCAACCGAACTGAACGATCTGATCGAGTATAAAGGCATGTCCTTCGCGCTCGGCAACATCTTTAAGGCTTGCTATCGGTTTGGGGAGAAAGATGCGGCCAGTCGAATGTATGATCTGAACAAGATCATATACTTCGCGGAGAGACTTAAGAAAGTAGAGGAGAGAATAGCGACCTAAAAAAGAACCCCGCAGCGAGGAACGCGCGGGGTGGGAGTCTTATGTCATCGGCACGCAAATTTTATTCAGATGAGACAAAAAGTAAAGCCCCGACGCCCTTCCCGGAGTCGTCGGGGCCGCGCTTGGCAAATGAGGTGCATGTCCTTGCCGTGCGCTATCGTTCGAGTGTCTCCTCCCGAACGATCTCAATTCCATTGGTTAGGTCGAATTGTCATGCCGGCCGCTTTTGCAGCTTTGACAAACGATTTTCGGGCTGTGTTTGGCATCCCTTCGAGGTCGGCAAGGCATGCCTGCAAGGCTTCCTCATATTCCTTGCCGTGAGAGTTTTCAGGCCAGTCGTTCAACAGGCAGCGCGCCGCTGTCGACGTATCCGGCACAACGCGATATTTTCCAATTCCATAGAGCTCGACGTCTACTGGTTTCCCCAAGCCATATTCCCTCCCAAAGAAGTTGCCCTGCCGAGGGACGAGCTAGGCAGGGCGGCGCCAGCGACGTTTTTCGTGGTGAAAGAATTGTGCTGGCGCCAAGTAGAGTTCTTGCTCTTTCTAAACTCAGGCGCGAAATATTTGTTCCGTCAATATCGTTCGTCATTCCTCCGGATCTGTTCCCATCTCGCCCATCTGGACGCCCTTAGCCATGCTGGCGATCGCTCGCGCAACTTCGGTTCGATCCCATCCAGCTTCTTGTGCGTCGTCAATCAGCTCGAACAGGCCATCGGACAAGGCTTCCTGACAATCCATAAATCTGTCTGCGTAGTCTCCGTCTTTCTTCGGCCCTTTCATTCCATCCTCCCTAGAACAAACTTGCCTGCGCTTCTTTATTGTCATTGCTCGGCGTGAGGTCGATCAGATCAGCATCGGGCAGGGGCTTTTGCATTTCCTTGG